CCTATTGCGACCGAGAAAAAGATTATTAAAAAAGAATTAGAATCAGTCAATAAAGTTGACGATGACTTTGCCGAAAAACTTGTGACATGGGCAACCGTCATTCGCCAAACTTTTGAAGAAGGTGGTTGTGATGAGGTTATTTCAACCCGTAGGTTGGTTCATATCGTAGAAACCTTTGGTATCTTCGGTGACAAAATGAAAGCACTTGGTTTATGTCTTAATAGGTTTGATGACGACACCAAAACATCTTTTGTTGACCTTTATACCAAAGTTGATGCAGGTGCTTCAATTGAAGAAATTATGGCACCAGCACCAGAAGTAATTGAAGAAGCTTCTCGTCCTGGCGACACGACTGCGGCTTCATATTAGTAGTTCGGCACTTGACCTGTCGGCAACGATAGGTCTTTTTTATTATGTTTACCTTGAAAGGGCTTGACAATGTTTAAATTATCAGATATACTATCGTTTCAAATTGAGAGAAGGATCACCTCTCAACCAGTTTTAAAAAAGAGTGATTCATATTATGGAGAAAACACGATGTCAAAAAGACAATCTAATTCTGTGAAGTCTAAAATCCTTGCGTATCTTTCAAAAGATAGCGGCTATAACACATTAACAGTTGCTAAAATGCAATCAGTTTTTGGTGTTGCAAATCCAACAGCAACAATTAATGATTTGCGTAATGATGGTCATGCTATCTATTTAAACACACGCACTAACTCAAACGGTGATAAAGTTTCATTTTACCGTTTAGGTTCACCAACAAAGCGTATGGTTGCAGCTGGTATTGCCGCTATTCGCCAACAAGGTGAAAGAGCATTTGCCTAAAATAGTTTAGGATCCACGAGAAAGGTGTGATACATATAGGTGTCACACCTTTTTTTTATTATTGAAATGGGCTTATCATGGAAATTCAAGTTAAAATTGAAGAATTAAAAAAGAATAAGTTGTTTGTGGCAACACCAATGTATGGTGGCATGGCACATGGCCTATACATCAAATCATGTTTAGACCTTCAAACAACAATGTCAAAATATGGGATTGAAACGAAGTTTTCATTCCTATTCAACGAATCACTCATCACACGAGCAAGAAATTACCTAGTAGATGAATTCTTACGCTCAGGTTTTACACACCTACTATTCATTGATTCAGATATTCATTATTCACCACAAGACATCATCGCTTTAATGGCATTAGATAAAGATGTTATTGGTGGTCCTTACCCTAAAAAATCTATCAATTGGGCCAATGTAGCACAAGCTGCAAGAAACCATCCTGATATGGAACCAAAAGAATTAGAAACATTGGTTGGTGAGTATGTGTTTAATGTTGTAAAAGGCACATCACAATTTCAAGTAACAGACCCATTAGAAGTATTAGAGATTGGTACTGGACATATGATGGTGAAACGCCGTGTGTTTGAAAAAATGCAAGAATCATTTCCTGATATCAAGTATAAACCAGACCATGTTGGACAGGCTAACTTTGATGGTTCTCGTTACATTCACGCTTACTTTGATACTGTGATTGATACGAAAGATTCAATTACTGGTGGCGGAACAGAACGCTATCTATCAGAAGATTATATGTTTTGCCAAATGTGGCGTAAGATTGGTGGTCAAATCTTCTTATGTCCTTGGATGAAAACACAGCATATCGGTACATATGCCTTTACGGGAGATATGCCTAAAGTTGCACAATACACTGGTAAGTTATAATGCTTATCGGTGTGGTGGGTTTTATTGGTTCAGGTAAAGGCACCGTTGGTGATTTACTAGAACAAAAAGGTTTTGTCAAAGATAGTTTCGCAAAACCATTGAAAGATGCCTGCTCTGCTATGTTTGGATGGCCTCGTGATTTACTTGAAGGTGATACCGAGGATTCCAGACAATGGCGGGAACAACCCGATGAATTTTGGAGTGAGAAGATAGGTAAGAAGTTTTCTCCTAGATTAGCACTTCAATTATTAGGAACCGAAGCGGGTCGTAATGTTTTTCATAAAGATATTTGGGTCAATTCATTATTGAAACGAGCAGATGGTAAGAATGTGGTTATCACAGATGTTCGCTTCAAGAATGAGTTTAAGTTTATTCATAAGAATAATGGCATCATTGTTCGTGTTAAACGAGGGCCTGAACCAGATTGGTATCAAGATGCTATTACATTCAATAAAGGTGACCGATATATTGGATGGGCATTAGCGAAAGAAAGGTTAAAACGAAGGGGTATTCACCAATCAGAAACAGATTGGGTGGGTTCAAAGTTTGATTATGTAATAGAAAACAATGGCACTTTAGAAGACTTAGGCAAACAAGTAGATGACCTATTGCAATTTATTAAAAAATGATGTATAATGATTTTGTTATTATTAGAAAAGGTGAAATTATATGAAATTATCCAACGAAACATTTGCTTTACTCAAGAATTTTGGTGCCATTAATCCTGGTATCCATTTTAGAAAAGGCAAAACTCTCAAAACAGTTTCTTCACATAAAAATATTCTAGCTCAAGTAGATATTAGTGAAGAAATTCCTGCCGACTTTGGCGTATATGACTTAAATAACTTCTTATCTGTGGTATCTTTACACAAAGATGACCCATCATTTGAGTTTAGTGATAAACATGTGGTGATTGTTGGTAATGGAGGCCGTAGTAAAATTAAATATCGCTTCTGTGAACCAACTATGCTTGTTACCCCACCAGAAAAAGGTATTACATTACCCGAATGTGAAATCTCATTAGAATTATCTGAATCTGATTTTGATTGGATTATGAAAGCAGCTGCAGTATTGACCTCACCACAAATCGCAATTGAATCTGATGGTTCATCAATAAGTATTGTTACTTTAGATTCACAAAACGATGCAGCTCATACCGATGCTCTTGAGATTGGTAAAGGTGATGGCAATAAGTATCGTATGATATTTAAAACAGAGAACCTAACTAAACTATTGAATGGCAGTTATGATGTTAAGATTACTTCTCAAGGTATCTCTCACTTCAAACACAAAAACATTTCATTACAATATTGGATTTCAACTGAACAAGGTTCTAAATTTGAGAAGGGCAATTAATCATGGCAGTAAAATTATTTCAAAATGCTTTCAAAGGTAACGCTTCAGAATCAATTGCAATTAACCCAGCACATGTCATGTCTGTGTTTGAATCTAAATCTATTAATCCCGAAAGCGGTGAAGAAGAAGTATTGACACACATTTTTAGTGTAAATGGTAATACATGGCAAGTTACAGATGCTTACCTTGATGTGATTGCTCGTTTGAATGAAGAATAATTTTATATTTTATATTATGAGGTGTGTGAATGGAACATTTATTATGGACGGAGAAGTATCGTCCTAAAAAGATAGAAGACTGCATACTGCCTGAACGGTTGAAAAAGCCGTTTCAGGAGTATGTCAATCAAAGTAATATCCCCAATCTTCTCTTGGCTGGTGGTGCAGGTGTTGGTAAAACAACTGTAGCTAAGGCGATGTGTGAAGAAATCGGTTGTGATTATATGGTCATTAATGGTTCAGACGAATCAGGCATTGACACATTCAGAACCAAAATCAAAAACTACGCCTCATCAATGTCATTATCCGGTGGCCGTAAGGTCATCATCATAGACGAAGCAGATTATCTCAATCCAAACTCAACTCAACCAGCTCTTCGTAATGCAATTGAAGAATTTGCCATCAATTGTTCTTTCATCTTTACATGTAATTACAAAACAAGAATCATTGAACCACTTCATTCAAGATGTGCTGTCATTGATTTTGGTCTCAAGAACGATGAGAAGGCTTCTATGGCATCTCAATTTTTCAAACGATTACAGAGCGTCCTTCAAACTGAAAAGGTTGAATTTGATGATAAAGTAATTGTAGAGTTGGTCAAGAAACACTTTCCAGATTTTCGTAGAGTATTAAATGAGTTACAAAGATACTCACAATTTGGTAAGATTGATGTAGGTATTCTCGCACAAATAGGTAACATTCAATTACAAGAAATTGTAAAGCATATTAAAGCTAAAGACTTTGGTGCAATTCGTAAATGGGTGGCGACAAGTGATTTAGATTCTAATAGTGTGTTTCGTCAAATCTATGATTCATTATATGACTTTATGAAACCACATTCAATACCACAAGCTGTTTTAATTATTGCAGACTATCAATACAAGAACGCATTTGTAGCTGATACTGAAATCAATTTGGTCGCCTGTTTAACTGAATTGATGGCTAACTGTGAGTATAATTAATGTTTCATTCATTATTAGTTGATGGTGAACTAGAAGAATTCTTATCAAATAAAATCTTATCAATTGAAAATAAAAATAAAAAATGGATGAATACTCTATTTGAAAAATATTATATTTTAGACGCACACTCTAAAGGTGAATTTGGTGAGAATTTTATTAAAAAATGGTTAACTTTAAAAGGACATCAAATCACAAAACGAAAAAATACTGGACACGATTGTCTTGTTGATGGTATTAAAACTGAAATAAAATTTAGCTTAGATGGTGTTATTAATCATGTTGCAACACATAAAGATTGGGAAAGAATTATATTTTGTTTTATAAAGATGCCAGAAGAATATTCATTATTTCTCTACATGGAAAAGAGTGATTTTATTCAACATATCAATGGTGATGATTCAGTATTTGGTAGGCAACAAGGTGGTAAAAATGGTAAAAATGATGACTATATGTGTGGTGAAAAAGATTTAATTATATTAAAATCAACGAAACAGGCTAAGTGTATGTCAGAGTGGATACCAAAAATCCCAAATAATAGTTTTGTTGTTACCAAAAGAAAAACAATAGAAGATTATGCGGTTTGAAGATGAAGATCCAGCTAAAAGAAACAGTCTACCATATCCAATGGATGTTGGTTCACCCAAGTTTGAATTAGTTCCAGTCAAATCACAAAAAGACCACATGCTCAATATTGCACGATTGAGCGCCCAGCAAGAATATGATAGAATTATGGAATTGGTCAATGTGCTAAGAAAGCAAGCCGACCAAATCAAAAAAAGATTAGATTTAACTGATATGATTTATGATGCTCACTATGAGTTTCAAGTAGTTCATGGGCAAACATATTGGTTAATTTATCACAAAAGAACACAAAGAAATATATTAAGTATTAATGGCCCAAAATCTTGGATTTCTGGACCACCCTTTGATTACGAATATATATGTGCTGTTAAGTCATTAGGTGACCACACATGGATAGAAGTTGAAAGCGAGAATAAATGAGTCCGTTTGATTATGTAAATGCTATATTACAGAATAAAAAGAAGTTAATCGTTGATGAGTTGACAGAGAAATCTTATGCACCATTCTTGGTCAACCGAAGTCTATCATATCATAAAGACTGTATATTCTATGCAAACGAAATGAATCGTTACCATCAGATTGATAAGAAGTTGCAGAATGATTTTTTACTAAATATAGTCAGGTCACAAAAGAGACCATTTGCCAAGTGGGTTAAAGCTGAGAAAAGTGAAGATTTAGAATGTATAAAGCAAATCTTTGGTTTCTCTGAATCAAAGGCTCGTGAAGCCGTCCGCTTGCTTAGCAAAGAACAAATCCAAAAATTAAAAGAACAAACCGACATCGGTGGATTGAGGAAGTAAAATGGTTGATTTGAGTAAGTTCATTGAAATTGTTTTCAATGAACCAGATGATTTTCTTAAAGTTCGTGAAACATTAACACGAATTGGAGTATCATCTCGTAAAGAAAAAGTTCTTTACCAGTCTTGTCATATTCTACATAAACAAGGACAATATTACATTGTTCACTTCAAAGAATTATTTGCATTAGATGGCAAACCGTCCAATATATCAGAAAACGATATTCAAAGACGAAATGCTATTGCTAAACTATTGGAAGAATGGGGTCTAATTAAGATATTAAACTCTAAACTATTAGAAGATAATATTGCACCACTTCACCAAATTAAAATCATCGCTTTTAAAGAAAAGGATGAATGGAGTTTAATTCCAAAATATAATATTGGTAAAAAACCACAAGAATATTAGTCAATAAGACTAAATATAACCGTGATGCCTTAGGGGTCACATTTTGAAAACTTGCTTATTTTAAGGAGAAAGCTATGACATTAAGTCGTTTAACACCATTATATCACACAACATTAGGTTTTGAAAACTTCTTTGACGAAGTTGAGAAACTATTAAATTCAGATTTTAAAACCACTCCAACCACATTTCCACCACACAATATTCTAAAACTAGACGATAACCGTTATGTTGTAGAATTAGCTGTGGCAGGCTTCAGTAAAGAAGATATTGATGTTTCTGTAAATGATGGTGAATTGGTTATTAAAGGTAACAAAGAAGACAAAGCCGAATCAGGCGAATACCTACATAGAGGTATTGGTCTTCGCTCTTTCACCAAGACTTTGCGTATCGCTGATACAGTAGAAGTTAGAGGTGCAGAGTATAAAGATGGTATTCTAAAAGTTGGTTTGGAGAATGTTATTCCTGACCACAAAAAGCCTCGTAAGATTGAAATTGGAAAAGAATTAAACTTCTATAAACCAGAACTTCTTAACGAACAGGCGAAAGCAGCATAAAAGATGGGGGCTTCGGCCTCCACCTTATTTTTAATAATGAATGGAGTATATTATGTTTGGTTCTGATAAGAACTTTAAGATGCCAAAATCTGTTAAAAGGTTAATGGCAAGTTTTGGTGGTAGAACGAGAATTGAATTTAAGCATGCGATGATTAGAGCTATTGTGACCGCAGTTAAAGCGCCACCTAGACGAGACCGGAACCAAAAAGAAGATAAGGATCATTAAAATGGATTTAACACAAAAACTAAGCGCAAACTTTTCATTAAATGAATTGACAAAAAGTGAAACAGCTCTTCGCCATGATTTAGATAATACTCCGCCACAAGAAGTTGTGGATAATTTAAGAACACTATGTGAGAATGTTTTACAACCAGTTCGTGAAGGATATGGTATTGCAGTTAAAGTGAATTCTGGTTATAGAGCGCCAGAGGTTAATGCAGCTGTAGGTGGTTCTAAAACATCTGACCATTGTAAAGGTCAGGCCGCAGACATTGAAATTCCAGGTGTGCCTAATGCTGAATTAGCGCAATGGATTAAAGACAATTTAGATTTCACACAATTGATTCTTGAGTTTTACACACCAGGTATTCCAGATTCTGGTTGGGTTCATGTATCTTATGATGCTAATAATTTAAAGAAACAAGCTCTAACAGCGGTAAAAGAAAACGGCAAAACAGTTTATAAACCAGGATTAATTGCCTAATTTAAACAGATAAACAGTAGTAGTAGTTAATGATTATCAGTAGTGACTTTTAGCTGAAAGTGTTATAAAATATGGATGTTAGTGTAAAAAACTAACGATAAAACTCAAGTTAGACTTTGAATGACCGAGATAAAGGCCGTTCTCTCTAATGATTTGGTTTATAAAATAAACTTTATAAATCTAAGGAGAAATACCATGTGGACAACACCATCAGCTACTGAAATGCGTTTTGGCTTTGAAGTGACCATGTATGTAATGAACAAGTAATTTTTGTTCTTACTACGCAAACCCCACTTCGGTGGGGTTTTTTATTTGGAGTTTACCGTGAGTAAGATTACAGGATTCACAGCATCAACTTTTGATTTGCTTCATGCGGGTCATATTCTAATGTTAGCGGAAGCTAAATCTCAATGTGATTATTTAATTGTTGGTTTACAAACCAACCCATCTATTGACAGACCACAAATTAAAAATAAACCAGTTCAATCTATTGTTGAAAGATATGTTCAATTATCAGCTGTAAAATATATTGATGAGATTATCGTATATGAAACAGAAAGAGACCTTGAAGACTTACTCATGTTTCTACCGCTCAATAAAAGATTCATTGGTGAAGAATATCACGGTAAAGATTTCACCGGTAAACAAATTTGTGTTGACCGCAACATAGATATAATATACAATTCAAGGACACATCGTTTTAGTTCTACTGAGCTTCGTCAAAGAACCTATCAATACGAATTAGAAAAGAAAGCATAATGGCATTCCTAGTCCACAATTTACCACCAATTCAATGTTATGTAAAGAAGGAGTTTCTCTATGACTTTGAAAAAGGCTTTGGTGAATATGAACCTTGTATCTGGATGACGATTAAGTGTATTAAAGGCCAAGCATTTCGTATTGAAGCACTATTGCCCAACTACGGCGCCATTTATGATAAGCTTCCTTTACATGCTTTTGTATCAAGGCAAATAGACCTTAAAAATGCAACTTTACCTTTGGATTACTTGCAAATTTGGGACTGTTTGAGTTATAATATTACTGTCATTGAAAAAGATAATTTACGAATGTTAAAATGTAAATTCTTGGACAAAGACAGAAAATGGCATTATGGTGAGTATATGTTCACCGTAGATTTTTGCCAAAATGACCCTGGTTATTTGAACACAGGATTTTCAGAAACAGTAGAAGAACATAAGAGCTATAATTTTATTAAGTTGGACAATGGACAGTTCGCTGCTCAACCAAATAATAAAACTTTGTTCTATGATGCTTCTTTAACAGTACCTGAATTCAAAACACCAGATTTTAAAATAGCGACAAAGTTGTATTCGGTAGAAAAAAATGCTAAACACTCTGCCAGAAACAACAATGATTTTTTCTATGACTTTAAGGAAAGAAAAGAATGAACACTCGTGAAGTAGCAAAGAAGTTGGCCATTGAACATAAAATGCCTCGTGCAGACCGTTATGATTTATTCTTCCGTGAATATGATAACATGGTTGAAGTTGTTGGATGGATTCAAGATCCAACTCATGATATGAATGAATTTAGGGGCCGTGAGATGTTATACCCAAAAAGATGGGTTACTATCGGCGTTTTACCAGCAAGTTTAACAATTGGATTATAATATGAAATTAAAGTTAGTCACACTTAAAACAACACAAACACTTATCGGTGAAGTTGATTGTAGCGATAAGAATGAAATTATCATCAAGCAACCCGTTCAGGTAATCGTTCAACCATCAAAAGATGGCACAGTTATGGGGTTTGCACCATTTTTAGAATTCGCTTCTGAATTCAGAACAGGTATTAAAATTTCAATGGACAATGTTTTATGTCTTACTGAGCCTGTCCGTGAATTAGAGAATCAGTATAATAAGGTGTTTGGTGTAGGTATTGAAATTGCCTCAATTATTCCAAAAGTGTGATATACTCCTTGAATGTCAAATTATTACACAAGTGCCATAACTTATGGCAATCAAATCCTTTATCGTGGAATATCCAACGGTCAACAAGTCAAGCGTAAAGTAGCATATAAACCCATTCTGTATTTACCATCTAAAAAGGTGACAGAATGGAAAACGCTTCATGGTGAATATGTTGAGCCAATGAAGTTTGAGAACATTCGTGAAGCTCGTGATTTCGTTAAGCGATATGCTGAAGTAGATAACTTTAAGATATATGGCAACACCATGTATCAGTATGCCCTTATCGCTGAACAACATCCTGAAGAAATCATTGATTGGAAATACGAACATCTTTGTATTGCTAATGTTGATATTGAAGTTGGTTCTGAAAATGGATTCCCCGAACCTAAAACAGCATCTGAACCAATTACAGCCATTACCGTTAAATTTTCTAATGACCCAAAGTATTACACTTTTGGTTGTGGTGTTTATGAAAAACACCGTGATGATGTTCAATACATTTTCTGTAAAGATGAATATACTCTTATCAAAGAGTTCTTAATTATCTGGCAACAAAAATCTCCTCATGCGATGACCGGTTGGAACATTTATGGTTTTGATATTCCATATTTGGTCAACCGTATCAGTAGAATATCTGGTGAAGAAGAAGCCAAAAAGTTATCTCCATGGGGTATAATTAATGCTCGTGAAGATACTCTATACAACCGAAAATTTCAAATTTATGAGCTTCTAGGGTGTGTGACACTAGACTATATGCGTTTGTTCCGTAAGTTTTCGCCAAATCGTTCACAAGAATCGTATCGTTTAGACCATATTGCACAAACTGAAGGCGTTGGTCAAAAGATTTCATATAGTGAATATGATGGTCTCTATGATTTATATAAAAAGAATTATCAAAAGTTTATTGAGTATAACATACGAGATGTTGAGCTTGTTGAGAAACTAAACGCAAAAGGTCGCCTAATTGAAATGGCACTTACGATTGCTTATGATGCTAAAGTAAATTATGATGATATCTTCGCTCAAGTTCGTATGTGGGATACAATTGCACACAATTATCTCTATCACAAAAAGATTGTAGTTCCTCCAAAATTTGTATCTAAAAAGAATCAAGCTTATGAAGGTGCATATGTAAAAGACCCACAAATCGGTCTATTTAATTGGGTAGCATCTTTTGACCTTAATTCACTTTATCCACATTTAATGATGCAATATAATATTGCGCCAGATACTATAATTGAACCAAAAGATTATACACCAAGAATGAGGGATATAATTGCACAAGGCGTTACAGTAGAAAAACTATTACACCAAAAAATTGATTTGAGTGGTTTAGAAGGTGTAACGATTACACCTAATGGCCAATTCTTCAGAACAAATAAACAAGGTTTCTTACCAGAGATTTTGGAAAAGATGTATAATGACCGAACAAAATATAAAGATGCTATGTTGGATGCCAAGAAGAAGTATGAAGTGGCTACATCAACAGAGGCCAAAAAAGAATATGGTGCATTAGTATCTCGTTATGCAAATCTACAACTCACTAAAAAAGAATGTTTGAATTCAGCGTATGGTGCTTTGGGTTCTGAATACTTCCGATTCTTTGATATACGCCAAGCAGAAGGCATTACCATGGCGGGTCAGTTAAGTATTCAATGGATTGAAAGAAAACTAAACGAGTATCTCAATAAATTATTAAAAACTGATGACAAAGATTTTGTAATTGCAATTGATACTGATTCGGTTTATTTGAACCTTGAACCTCTGGTCAATTCAGTATTCAAAGATACTCCTGATACGAGCAAAGTGATTGCTTTCTTGGATAAAATATGCGAAGATAAATTTCAACCATATATTGATAAAGCATATGAAGAATTGGCAAATTATGTTCATGCTTATGGCCAAAAAATGAAAATGAAGCGTGAAAATTTGGCCGATAAAGCTATCTGGACTGCTAAGAAAAGATACATTATGAATGTGCATAATTCAGAAGGCGTTCAATATACCGAACCACAAATTAAAATTACAGGCCTTGAAGCCATTAAATCATCCACACCAACAGCTTGTCGTGATAAGATTAAAGAAGCCTTGCATATTATTATGACAGGAACTGAAAATCAACTACACACCATGATTGAAAACTTTCGTGATGAATTTAAAAAGATGCCTGTAGAAGATATTGCTTTTCCTAGGTCAATGAATGGTTTAAGTGAATATAAAGATAATAAACATATATGGGCCAAAGGCACTCCAATCCATGTTCGTGGCGCTTTAGTGTATAATCATATGCTTGACCTGTTAAATATATCTAAACAATATCAAAAGATTCAAAATGGTGAAAAGATTAAATTTATATATCTTCGTGAACCAAATATCTTTAAGACTGATATTATTTCTTTTGCAAGTAAAATGCCAAACGAATTTCGTGTAGAAGAATTTATTGATTACGAAACTCAATTTCAAAAGTCCTTTGTTGACCCATTACAAATCATTTTAAATTGTATTAATTGGAGAGCTGAAAAATCTAATTCGTTGGAGAGTTTCTTTGGTTGATATTCGTATTATTAAAACAGGCATTAATGTTTCTAAAATTAAAGCTCAACTAGAACAATATGCTGATGATTGGGGTAATCAGAAACAAATGGAAGGTGCTCAGCAAATTGATCCTGATTTTCATAAGATTGAAGCTGGAGTATTACAGTTGGTAGTTGGAGCTATTTCAAAACCTGGTGAAATGGCTTACAATACAGAACTTAATATTAAAGTGCCTGCATATGATAGACATACCGAGATTGTGAAGTTTATGAAAAGGCATTTTCATGCTCACTCTCGTTGTGGTTTTTTATCTCTTCCTGTTGGAGATATTGTAGGCACACATACTGACCAAGGCACATATTACTTAACAAAAGATAGATACCATCTTTCCATACAAGGCCGATATAAGTACCATTGTGGTGATGATGAAGTAATTGTGGAACCAGGCACACTTTTTTGGTTTGATAATAAAAAACCACATGGAGCTGAAAACATTGGCGATGAATTAAGAATTACTTTTGTATTTGATGTGCCTCACCATAAGAGTAATCCATAACGGTAAATATGAATAAAACACTTGACATACACACGATATAACTGTATAATACGATATAAACAATTGAGGAGTTTACATGAGCATTTTAGATAAATTAAAAAAGAATTCAACAATTAAAGAAAGCTCAATTCTTTCTAAATCAAAATTCTTTAACGAAAAAGATATGATTACTACCGAAGTGCCAATGATTAATGTGGCATTATCAGGTAGATTAGATGGCGGGTTAACACCAGGCCTCACAATGTGGGCAGGCCCATCAAAACACTTTAAAACCGCATTTAGTTTGCTCATGGCAAAATCTTACATGGACAAATATAAAGATGCCGTTTTATTATTCTATGATTCAGAATTTGGAACTCCAATTAAATATTTTGAAA